CAAATGATTGAGGAAAATCTAGCTGTAGAGTACTTTGGACAATCTAAGATAGATATAGAGAAAGAGCATCTAATGAACAGAGTAAAGCTTAATAACAAGGGTTATAAATATTCTTAATGTTTTTCCTTGTATTGCTGTTTTTAATGTGTTATTATTCTTATGTAGGTTGGTTCAACTAATAACTTGTTTATATATTTACTTATTGTATATAGCTTATATGTAATGTAAATAACTTCCTATTATGTATTTAGCTGTATTGATTGGTTTGATACCAGTATGTAGATATGGCCATAAAGGTGGAAACATTAATAAGCTTCCTTTAACACATTTAGTGTTTATACCCATTTCACTAAACAATGTTTCTCCAGCATCATTATCGCTGCAGTATAAAAAGAATACGAGAAAACGTCTAGCAGAAGCATAATCTTGTACGTCAACATGAGCTTTAAATTGGTCTTTACCATTGGGTAAATATCTTTTCATTCTGTATTGTTCAAAGCCATATTGTTCTGGCCAATGGTATTCAGTAATACCGCAGTCTTCTTTATATACTTTTAAATATTTTTGGAATGTTATCTGGAGAGTGGTTGAAAATTTTGACCATTCTTGGTGCTTATGGAGATTTATTTGCTGGAAAGTTGGTCGTTCTTGATTGTCAATAATCTCCATCTGGGAAGGATTTTTCTCAAATTTAGCTACAATTTTGTCACAGAAATCATCTGAAACTACATTCTTATATGACCTAATATATTTTTCCATTGTGGCCTCATATTAGTTATAAAGTGTTATAAATAGTATTTATAACGGTAGGAATAGATAGAGGTGATATATGACTGCTCAACAGACTCATACTAAATCCATTATTTTTTGCTTATTAGTATTTATTATAATTATGATTAACCTTATCGCAGAGATATTACAGTGGCATTAACCCCAAGAGAAATAAATCAATTAAATGTTGTATCCTTTCAGACAAACTTTACAAGATTGCCTAATGTAGATTTTTTCTGTCAAAGAGTAAATATACCTGCAGTCAATTTGGGATTACTTACGCAAGTGACGCCTCTTTCTGATATGCCAACCGAAGGCGACACACTTGTTTTTGAACAAATGACTATGAATTTTATTGTAAACGAAGATTTATCCAATTATTTAGAAGTGTATGATTGGCTTATTTCTTTAGGATTTCCCGATAAACATAATCAATTTAACTTAAAAGATAGTCCTTTTAATTCAAATATTAATGAAACATTTAAGTCTGATATGAATCTTATATTACAGACCAACAAATCCAATCCAAATTTTAGCATTACATTTAAAGACGCATTTCCTATATCGCTAGGAAGTATTGAGCTTGATGTAGCTGCTACCTCATTGGAGCCTATTGTAGTAGATGCTACGTTTGCTTATGTAGGCTCATTCAAAATAGAAAAAACAACCTAACTTCTTCCTTGTATTATCACTAAATCTTTGTTATAATTAGTTTATGAAAATTAATGATATTAACGAAATGATTGACAAGGACTCTGCTTTCTTGAAAGAGGAATGTAATATTGATATTGCATCCCTTCGCGTGCCAGAGTTATGCGGAAAATACCATCAGCTAATTTACCAAGAAAAACTTTCTTTAGAGTATTTCAAAGTTGAATTTAAAGTTCTCAAAAGAGATAGATGGTTATATTACACAGGAAAAGCTGATCCCGAAGTATACGAAAAAGAACCATTCAATTTAAATATACTAAAAGCAGATATAGATAAATTCTTAGATGCCGATGGTGCTTTGAATGTTTGTTTGTTGAAAGTAAAAGTACAGGAAGAAAAACTAAACCTCTTAACAGAACAAGTTAAGTCTATTATGAGTTTATCGTTTAATATTGGTAATGCTATTAAATGGAAGAAATTTCTTAACGGTGAGCTTGGATGATTGCAGTAGGTAAACTAAATGAATCATACTTGCAGGTTTCCTGCGAGAGACATATTGCTTATGAACTGAATGAATATTTTTCATTTAAAGTTCCGAACTTTCAGTTTCATCCGAAGTTTAAAGCAAAGATGTGGGATGGAAAAATACGCCTGTTTAATATTCAAACAGGGCAGATGTATCTTGGACTCTATCCATATTTAAAAGATTGGGCAGAGAAACATTCTTACAAATTACAATCTGACATAGTTGAGGCCAGAAAACTTTCTGGCATGGGTGTTAATGAGATTAAAGAGTTCTTTGATTCTCTTAAATTGCATTGTAAGAATAAACCAATTATTCCTAGAGAATATCAGATTGCATCATTTATTCAGTGTGTAAAACAAGAGAGAGCTCTACTGTTATCGCCAACTTCATCGGGTAAGAGTTTAGTTATTTATTCGTTGATTAGATGGCATCAACAGTTTATAGAGAATGATAAGATATTAATATTGGTTCCTACTACAAATCTAGTAACACAGATGTATAATGATTTTAAAGATTATTCGTCTGAACTACCGGATTGGAATGCTGAAGATCAATGCCACATGATATATTCTGGTAAAGAAAAAGAAGCTGAGAAGCAGATATATATTAGTACATGGCAGTCATTGTTTAGACTTGGTGCTCCATACTTCAAGAAATTTGGTATGGTTATTGGTGATGAAGCTCATCTATGTAATGCACAGAGTCTTAAAGGTATACTAGAGAAAATGACTACCTGTAAGTATAGGTTCGGCACTACTGGAACCATAACAGATTCTAAGACAAATAAACTGGTATTAGAAGGACTATTCGGTAAGACATATCAAGCAATAACATCAAAAGAATTGATGGATGATAAGCATATATCTGATTTGAAGATTGAATGCTTGATGTTAAAATATAATGATACTGAAAAGAAACAATTAAAAACAGCAACATATCCAGAAGAGATTGACTTTATAGTTTCAAGTAAAAAGAGAAATGAGTTTATATGTGAGTTAGCATTAGCTAGGAAAGGTAATGTTTTAATTCTATTTAATTATGTAGAGAAACATGGCAAGGTATTAGAGAGAATATTAAGGTCTAAATTAAAAACAGATAGAAATATTTTCTTTATAGCTGGTGAAACATCGGTGGAAGATAGAGAGAAAATTCGGCAGGTAACAGAAGTTGAAAACTCTATCATCGTAGCATCGTCTGGTGTTTTATCAACTGGTGTTAATATTAAGAATCTTCAAACCTTGATATTTTCACACCCCTACAAAGGGAAGATAAGAAATCTTCAATCCATTGGCAGGGTTTTGAGGTTGGATGATAAAAGTAACAAGGCTATATTATTTGATATAGTTGATGATTTATCATGGAAGAAGCACCAGAATTACGGTATTAAACATTGGAAGGAAAGAGTTAAAACCTATACTGGTGAAAAGTTTGATTATAACATTAGAGAAATAACTTTATAAAGGAACTAAAGATGGGTAAGACTTATAAGAAGATCGTTAAAAATAAGTTTGAAAAGAAAAAGCTTCATATTCTTAAACAGAAAAAACTTTTTATAGAGGACGAAGAAGACGATGACCGATACCAAGACGGCGAAGAAGAAGTGCGAGAGGTGCAAGAAAGTAACAGCACAAGTTAATACGTCAGAAGGATTTGGTGGTTTTGAATACTATCAAGATTATACTTGTACCGTTTGTAATAAAGTGAATTGTTTTGAAACAAATAAAAGACCCCAGCCATTTACAACCTATACTATTTCAACTGGTGGTTATTAATTATTAATCTTTGAGGATATTATGAATATTAACGTGGTAAATAGAAGTGAAAACCCATTACCAAAGTATGCAAAACATGGTGATGCTGGGATGGATATATGTGCAGCTGTCGATGATTTTATTGCACCGTTTAATTGGAAAGCAATTCATACTGGATTGTTTGTAGAAATTCCAGAAGGATATGAAATACAAATAAGGTCTAGGTCTGGACTTGCGTTTAAATATGGTATTTCAGTATTGAACAGCCCAGGCACTATTGATTCTGGTTATCGTGGTGAAATACAAGTTATTCTGAAAAATAGTGACCATCGAAGATATGAAATTAAAAAAGGTGATCGTATAGCACAAATGGTAGTTTCAGAATTTACTAAAGCTTCTCTTACAGAAGTCGCAGAACTTTCTGATACTGAACGCGGCGAAGGTGGATTAGGGAGTACGGGAAAATGACTGATAAAAGAAAACACTATGTAGACAATGATATGTTTTTCGAAGCGATGAAAAAATGGAAGCAGAAGGTTTTGGATAATCGTGAAGTTGATGAAAATGATCCCCCTACTACAGAATATATGGGTGAATGTTTTTTGAAGATTTGTGAACATCTAGCTATGCGTCCTAATTTTATTAATTACACATTCCGCGATGACTTGATTTCTGATGGCATTGAGAATTGTTTGTTGTATGCTCACAATTTCAATCCAGAGAAATCTAAGAATCCTTTTTCATATTTTACACAGATTATTCATCATGCGTATGTAAGGAGAATTGTCAAAGAAAGAAAGTTGATGCATATTAAATACCTTCTAGTTGAACGCGAAGGTATATTAAATGAAATTCATACAGCTGGAGAGGATAATAAGAAAATTACTAAAGAGTGGGTAGATTACCTTAGAACCCATGAGAAATATGCAGTAAATCCAACTAAGAAGAAGAAGCCTAAACCCAATTTAGAGCTCTATTTTAGGTAGTTTACGTTTTTCCTTGTATTGTTAAGATGTATATGATAAACTGTATTTAATCAAATAAGGAATTTCGATGGAATATGATGTATTAGGTTTCGAGGAGTGTTCCAGATGTAGGCAGTTTGAACCAGATCATTTTTTTAAGAATTGTGGATTTACAGTATCAAGATTAGATGATGGCACAGTACTACAAGAATTTGAATGTAGTAGATGTAATTTTAAATGGGATAAAAGGTATGAAAATAGCGTTGATAACCGATCAGCATTTTGGGGGAAAACAGGACAGTCAGAACTTTTCTAATTATATTGAGACATTTTATCGGGAACAGTTTTTCCCTTATTTGTCTGAAAATAAAATAGATACTGTTATTGACTTGGGTGATACTTTTGATAGACGGAAGTTTGTAAACTTTAATACACTCAATCAAGTTCGTCAATTTTATTTTGATGTATATTATGAACGTGATATTAAGCTTCATTCTATTGTCGGTAATCATTCTACCTATTACAGAAATACCAATAGTGTTAATAGCTCTGATTTACTTTACGGACATTATGAAAACGTCAGCACATACCCATCACCTCAAACTATTCATGTTGGC